TTACAACCGGGGCGGTGCGGTAGGCCCGTCGGCCATCTATCCCGGCTCTGGCCAGAGCTTCACGATGCCGCGGCCACTCCCGCCAAACACGATCGAGATGCCACCCATGACGCCGAAGTCCACGGCGTTGACGGTGCCGGGCGCCGCGCCCGCCGCGCCGACGGGGCGGCTCGGGCTGCCAGCGCCAACGGCGCCGCTAGCCCTGCCAGCGCCGACTCCGCTTGCGCAAGTGGACCTGAGTGCACCTCCGGGGCGGACTGCGATGGCGCGCGCGCCCGGCCCGCCGCGCGTCCCTGGCCAACTCGGCCCGCGCAGTTTTGCCGTCGATCCCACCACGGTGTCAGGCATCGGAGACATTCCGCAGGCCCGGGGTCGGCTTGCGCGCGCCGCCATCAGGGTGGCCCAGGCCGGGCCGGCAATCGCCGGGACCGTCGCAAATGCGGCGGCGGACAAATTGTTGGCGCCGTCGCCCGGTGCGGCTGCGCCAGGCACTGGCGTACCACAGGGGATTCCGGGCATCGGCGACATGCAGCCCGTGCCAGCGCAGGCGCCCAGTTTCTTCCGCGACACGGAGGTCGGCCGCAACGTCGGGAACATCATCAACGCGATTCCCGGCGCCCGCCCGATCGCGGGCCCGCTATTCCGCGCTGGCTCGATGGCCCAGCGGGCAACCGCCGTCGGCGGCGAGATGGTGCGCGCCGCGGCGTCGTCAAACGCCCTGGACGCGCCGCCTCAATTCCCCCAGCCGGCGCCGCAAAGCGTTGGCGCGCCGCTGCCCACGCCACAACAGATCGAGGGCTTCGTCGCGCCGGGCGACATCGGCGCCGGTGCCGGCCGCGGGCTCGTCAATCCGCCCAACGTGCAGCCGGGCGGCGTGGTGACGCGCAACGGCAATGCGTTCTCTGGCCAGAACATCGGCGAAGGGTTCGTCTACGCAGACGGCAGCAGGAGCCCGAATCAGATCGGCGTGGCGCCAGGCGGCGGAACTGGCGGCACGCCGTCGGTGGACGCAGCACTCGCGGCGGCGCGCAGCGCAGCGGCGGATCGCGGGGATTTCGGGGCTCTCGGCTTGCCGGGTGGTTCGGCGCCCGGCCTGTCTGGTGGCGGAGTCTCGGGGATCGACCTGGGAAGCGTCCCGGAAGGCGCGCGGCGCACCGGCCACGTGACCGCGCTCAATGCCGACCAGTTCGACCGCGACCGGGCTGCCTACCTGACTGAGCAGGCTCTGCGCCTGGGAGGCAAGGCGGGGCCGGCGCAGGCCAGGGCTATCACTGAGGCGGCTGCGGCACAAGGTGCCGAACGCAGCGCGCGCCTGCGCGACACAACGGGCCTCGCCATTGCGAAAGGACAAACCGCCGCACAGGCAGCGACTGCAGGCGCTCAAGACCGCACCACGCGTCGCGGCCAGGACATCGGCGCAATGACGCATGCGAGCTCCGATAAGCGGGCGTTGGACGTGGCAAACATCCAGGCCGGCGCGCACATCAAGGGTGCTCAACTCGGCTCGGACTCTCGCGTGACGGCCGTGGAGGCGCGTGCGCAGCGCTACCAGCACGTTCCTGGCGGTCAGGAAGTGCAGGACATCGGCGGCCTTCCCCAGCTTGTCAAGCGCCCGGATCGGATGTTCGACAGTCACACGGGGCAGTTCCTGGACGCCTCGCCTGCCCAGGCAGGCCTGACAGACACACCCGAGAGGTTGGCCATCAAGAATGACCAGAAACTGACGCGGGATCAGAAGATTGCCAAGCTGAAAGCACTGGACGCAAAGTGAGCCAGTACGAGGACTACCTCGATCAGCCTGATCGCGTCGATCCATACGGCGCGTATCTGGACCTTGGCGCGCCGCCGCGCAAGGCGACCAAAGCCGGCGCGGGTGTCGTGCGCACGCTGGCTGACCAGGCCCTATCTCTCGGGCAGGGTGTTGTCGGTGGCGTCAAAGCACTGGTCGACATCGGTGGAACCGGGACGGCCGCCAGCCGTGGACTCGGCACCCTAAACCAGGGTATCGAAGGCCTCTACTCACCGACGCGCACCGCTGAGAAGCAGGCACGCCAAGCGACGATTGAGGAAGCGGACACGTCCGGCGGGACGTTGGATCAGGTCACTTCCCGCCTTGGCGGCTTCGCGGAAGCTCCGGCCCAGACACTTCTGCAAGGCATCGGCTCGATGGCGCCTACGGTGGCCGCCGCCGTGCTGAGCAAGGGGCGCACGCTTGCCGCGTTGCCGGTCGGCGCGGCGATGGGGGTTGGCGGGATCAAGGGCCAGAACTACGATGCGGTGAAGGCCGAGGCAACCAAGCAGGGCCTGGGCGAAGCGCAGGCCGAGCAATTGGCCAGCCGAGCGTCCGAGTACAACTTGAGCAACGCTCCCCAGCAAGCGCTTGGCGGCGCGCTCGGTGCGCTGGATGCTGGATTCGGCGTGGAGAGGTTGCTTAGCAATATAGTCCGCGGCACTGTGAGCCCGGCGAGTCGGCTGAAACGCGTCGGAATCGGAGCGATCGAAGAAGCGATCCCGGAGGGGCTGCAAGGATCACAAGGCCGGTACGCCCAGAATCTGGCGTTGACCGAGGCGGGCTTCCCGACCGACCTGATGAGCGGCGTTGTCGGGTCTGGCGTTCACGATGCGGCGGTCGGTGCAGCGCTTGGCGCCGGGGCTGGGCTTCCTGGGCGGCGCGCATTGGCTGCGCAGCAGAGCCCCGAGTCCATACCGCAGCCCATACCGTCACCCGGCGACCCGATTCGAGCCGGCAGTCTCCCGGCGGCCGGTCCGCTGACCAACGCCGTCAATATCGGGATCGAGGGCGAGGCGCAAGCGGCCGACGTCGGCGTCCCGACAGAGGCTCCGATTGCCGCGGGGCTTGCCGGGGTGCCGAGTACGGATGCGCCGCATCCGGACACCAAAAAACCACGGGGCGGGAAAGCCGCGCCCGGCCCACTCGAAGCGGTCGCGCCAGAAGGCGGCACCGAAAAGCCGACCTTCGACCCGACCACGGGCGAGATCACGCCGCCGCAGCGCGCCAGTTGGCCGACCCGAGAGGCCGTCGATCAATACCTGACCCAGCAGCGCGTCAGTGGCGGCGCGAAGACGGGGAAGGCCGCGCCGGTTGAACTCAAAGGCGGCGGGTTCAGTTTCCTGCGCGAGGGCGAGCCCGGGTACGAGGAAGCGGCAGCAGCCAAACCGCTGCCCAAGCTCGCTCAGGGAAAGCCGAAATCTGCCAAGCAGACGAAATTGCAGGAGCGCCGCGCGAAGGCCGAGGAGAAAAAGGCGGCGAAGGCGGCGAAGGCGAGTAGTGTGCCAATCCAGCCGGAAACCGCGCCGGAAACCCCAACTACTCCCGCGCCGACGGTCGACGAGGCCGCGCATGTAGCTGCAACCTCGACGCAAAACGAGTTGCCGCAACCAACTCAGGCCCAGAAGGAGGCCGGCAACTACCAGAAGGGCCACGTCGCGGTAGGCGGCCTGGACATCAGCATCGAGAACCCGCAGGGCTCGACCCGCAGCGGCACCGATCGCTCGGGCAAGGCCTGGACGGTCAAGATGGCCCACCACTATGGCTACATCCTGGGCACTGTAGGCGCGGACAAGGACCACATCGACACGTTCATCAAGCCGGGCACCGCCGAGGACTACGCCGGGCCAGCTTTCGTCGTCGACCAGGTCCACCCTGAAACTGGCAAGTTCGACGAGCACAAGATCATGCTCGGGTTCCCCAGCGCGCTGGAAGCCCGGCGCGCCTACGCCAAGAACTACGCGAAGGGCTGGAAGGGGCTCAAGAGCATCACCCCGGCGAGCCTCGACGAATTGAAGGCATGGCTGGCTGGCGGACACACGAAGACGGCGTTCTCCACCCGACCGACCCCGATCGAGCAACAAGTCACCGCACATGGGGCGCCAGGCACCCCAATTGGGGTGAAAACAGAGGGTGTCCCCACTGCCCCCACTGTCCCCGCGCCGACGCAGAAAGCGCCCGCTGGGTTGCCCGCGGGTTCGATGGCCGCACCGGCGGACGACGTTGTGCGAAATCTGCGCAAGTTGTCACACGACACCGAGGCGCCAGGCGACGTCATGCTCGGAAACGACAAGTTCGTGAGCATGGACGAGGCAATTGCCGCAGCTCGAGCAGCGATGACCCCGCGCGAGCATGGCATGCCATTCCAGTTCATGCGCGTGCTGGACATCTCCGGTCGTGACTTGAAGCGGATCGTTGCCGCAATGAAGGAAGGAGCACCCAATGCCGAAGCAGTACGAAGCGATGAGGAACAAGTTCGCCCAGGGGGCACCGAAGGACAGCCCAGCGTACAACCAGGCCCAGAGCAAGGCGGCGGCGATCTACAACAGCCGCCACCCGAAGCAGCCGGTGACCGGGGCGTCGGAGCCGAAGGCCCGAAAGAAGAAGTAGCCCCGAAGACGCTGCGCGAGCGCCGCCGTGCGGCGGTTGCGGAGGCCGCCCAGAAGCGCGCGGATCAAGAAGCCGCCGCCGGTGGCAATCCGCATGTCTGGTCAGGGCGCGCCGCCCGCAAAGCTGGGCACTCTCGCACTCCACCACCTGAAATCACGGGCCGAAGACACATCAAGATGTGGCTTGAGGGATGGGATGCCGCGGGCCCTGCGGAAGCCCCAGTAGCCAAGGCGGAAGATACCCAGGGAGCCGGAGCTACCGGAGAGAAGACGCTTGCCGATCTGGTGAAAGCGATCGACAAGAAGTTGCCAAAGCCCGAAAAGAAGCAAACCGACCTACAGCGGCGCCGGGCCGAATCGAAAGCGAAGAAGGGCCAGGGCGCCGCGGAAACCGGGCGCATCTTGGGCGAGAACAGCGACGGCAACAACGTCCTCGAAGACCCCAGCGGCGTGCGGTCCTACGTCACCAAGGAAGGCGTGCGCGTTGAAGAAACTGTAGCGCTCACACCGACCCGGCAAGGCATCGTGACTTCCCCCGTCAAGCCGCGCGCCGCCGAGTTCAAGACGGCGGAAGAAATCAGCGCTGAACTTGCCCCCCCGACGACGACTCCAACGAAAGAGGCACCCGATGATTCCGCCACTCCAATCCCTGCGCCGCCGGTCGATCAGCCGATGGTTGAGCGAGCAGCCGGCAATGGCGAAGCTCCCTTCCGCGGAGCTATCCTCGAAAGTGGAATCCCTGGACCAGCAGATGATGGAGGTCTTCGAGGAGGAGGAGGACCAATTGAGGGACTCAATGATGCGGGCGGGAACCTGGGGAACGGGCGCGGGGATGGGCTCCTTCCCAATGGACCGCCTGACAATCTGGGAGACCGTCAGAAACGAGTATCTCCCGACCTTGACTACCGACCAGGAATCGGAGACCTGACGCGCACGGGTTCGTGGTTCGAGACGGCCGGCCGCAACGTCGACATCATCGAACTGGCAATCAAGATCGACGCGGAGAAGCGCGCCGCGACGCCCGAAGAACAGGCCCAGCTGGCAAAGTACGTCGGTTTCGGGGCAGGGGAAATCGCCAACGCCCTGTTCCCTGTCCCTTCGGAATGGGCGCGCAAGCAGGAACCGGCCCGCCTGATCTGGCCCGATCTTGTCGCGCAGCGCGAGAAGCGCTGGGGGCCCCTGGCTGAGCGGCTCGCGGCCCTGCCGGTCGAATGGCAGAAGTCGATCCTGCAGTCCACCCAGTATGCCCACTACACCAGCGAAAACATGGTGCGGTCCATCTGGGCGGCAGTAGGGCGTCTAGGGTTCACTGGCGGCAAGATGTTCGAGCCTGGCGGTGGCATCGGCACGTTCCCGATGCTGATGCCCGAGAGCATTCGCAAGGACTCGAAGTACACAGCGATCGAGTTTGACGGACCCACTGCATTGATCTCCAGGCTGCTGACGCCTGGCCAGAACATGCTGCATGACGACTTCATCAAGCGCAAGGTGCCGCGCAACTACTTCGACTTGGGCATCGGCAATCCGCCGTTCTCGCAGACTCCGATTCTTGGTGACCCGGACTACGCCAAGTTCGGGTTCATGCTGCACGACTTCTTCTTTGCCAAGACGATCGACCGCGTGCGCCCGGGTGGCCTGCAGGTATTCGTCACCAGCAAGGGGACGATGGACAAGCAGAACGCCAAGGCGCGCAAATACCTCGCCGCCCGGGCCGACCTGTTGGGCGCCATCCGTTTGCCGTCCACCGCTTTCCAAGGCAACGCCGGCACGAGCGTCGTCACAGACGTCCTATTCCTGCGCAAGCGCGCGGAGGGAGAGGCGCCGGCCGGCGAGGCGTGGCAAGACCTCAAGAGCGTTGACACGCCCGATGGCCCGGTGCTCATCAATGAATACTTTGCGAAGAACCCGCACATGGTTCTGGGGCAAAACCGCATCAGCGGCAACACCGACGACAAAGGGCGGCGCATCAACAGCAACGGCCGCGGCGGAGAGAAGTACACCGTGGTCAGCTACGACGAGACTCCGGCCCAGCTCGACGCGAAATTCGCGAAGGCCGTTGAAAGCCTGCCGCAGAACGTCTATTCGACGATGACCGCCAGCGCAGAGACGCTGCGCCAGCAAACCGCCAAGATCGAATTCGATCCGAAGATCAAGCGCGAAGGCGTGATCTACGTCGCTGCTGATGGCACCCTGATGCGCGTGGAGAACGGCGCCGGCCGGTCGCTGGCTACGATGGTGCGCCTGTCGGCCAAAGACACGGCCTGGCTCAAGGGCTACGTGGGGATTCGCGACGCTGTGCAATTGGCGCGTGCAGCGCAGGTCGCCGATGGCGACTGGCAGGCCGCACTGAAGACACTGAACAAGGTCTACGACAAGTTTCTCAAGGACCACGGGCCGATCAACGCGTTCCGCATTCAGGTCTACAAGCGCACCGACGAAGAAGGCAACGAGACTGAGGTTCCAAGGCGCGTCCTCACGAACCGCCGCTTGTTTCGCGAAGACTACGACCAGGCGCTCGTCACGCAGATTGAGCAGATCACTGACGATGACAAGATCATCAAGGCGAAATTCCTGCGCGAGCGCACGATCGGCAAGCCCCTCGTGCGCGAGGTCAAAACAGTAGGCGACGCCCTCGCTGTGTCGCTCGATGAGCTGGGCCGCTTCGACCCGAAGGACGTGGCCAAGCGAATCAACTTGACTCAGGAAGAAGCGCTGGATGCCTTGGGCGCCGGGGTCTACAAGACGCCACAAGGCGAGTGGCAACTGGCCGACGAGTACCTGTCGGGCGATGTCGTTGCAAAGTTGGCAGAAGCGCAGCACGCGGCGCGTGATGACGCCTCGCTTGAGCGCAACGTCGCAGCACTGAAAGAGGCCCAGCCGGAGAAACTCGGGCCGTCGCAGATCAGCCCGAAACTCGGCGCCTCATGGGTCGCTGCCGAGTTCGTCAGCGAATTCGCGAAAGAGATTGAAGCCGGCCATGTGACATTCGACGTCAAGACCGAAAGTTGGCAGGTGACGGGTAGCGACAAGCGCTCTGAGCGTCGGGCGGGCGCGGACTACGGCAGCGCCGATCGGTCGTCGTCTGAGTTGCTCGAAGCCATGTTGAACAGCCGCGACATCGTGGTCAAGTACGGCAGGAGCGCCGGTGAGGATCTCGCCGGCAAGGTCAACCCCACCGCCACCACCGCAGCAAACGAGGCCGCGAGCAAGATTCGCGAGAAGTTCCGTTCATGGGTATGGACCGACTCCGAGCGCGCGGTGACGCTGGTTGAAACCTACAACGAACGGTTCAACAACCTGGCGGGCCGCAAGTTCGACGGCAGCCACATGACATTGCCTGGCTTGCGTCAAGGCTTCGTGCCACACGCGCACCAGCTGCGCGCGATCTGGCGACAGATTCAGACTGGGAACACCTATCTGGCGCACGCAGTGGGCGCAGGAAAGACGTTCGAGATGATCGCCGGTGGCATGGAACAGCGCCGCCTGGGCCTCATCAGCAAACCGATGTACGTGGTGCCGAACCACATGCTCGAACAGTTCTCGAACGAATTCCTTGAGTTCTACCCGCTGGCGAACATCATGGTCGCCGACGACGAGAATTTCCACACCGACCGGCGCCGGGCATTCATCGCCGCAGCGACTCTCAACGCGCCCGACGCCATCATCATCACCCACAGCGCGTTCGAGCGCATCGGCGTGAAGGCCGAGAGCGTTGACCCAATCCGGGATCAAGTCATCGGTGATCTGCAAGCGGAACTGGACGACTCGGACAGTTCGGATCGCGTTCGGCGCAAAAACCTGGAACAGCAGATCGAGGCGGTGAATCAGCGCTTCGATCGCATCCTGGCGGCGGGGGGCAAGGACTCGACGATCAAGTTCGAGGACATGGGCGTCGACTTCGTCTATGTCGATGAGGCGCACGACTACCGCAAACTCGATTTCGCGACGAATCAATCGGTCAAAGGCGTCGATCCCAAGGGCTCAAGGCGAGCCATGGACATGTACGTCAAGACGCGATACCTGGAGAAGAAGTCGCCGGGTCGGTCGATGGTGTTTGCCACTGGTACGCCGGTGACGAACACGATGGGCGAGCTCTACACGATCATGAAGTTCTTCGCGCCGGAAACACTGTCGCGCGACGACATCAGCACGTTCGATGCGTGGGCGCGCATGTTCGGCGAAGTCGTGACGGACCTCGAGAGCAATGTCGCGGGCAGGTATGAACCCGTGACGCGGTTTGCCAAATTCGACAACGTGGTGGAGTTGATGACCCGCGTCCGGCAGTTCATGGACGTGTTGACCTCCGATAGCCTGGGCGCACTTGTCAAAAGGCCAGACGTCGCTGGGGGCGGGCCACACATGATCGTCGTCGAGCCGACTTCGCAATTGCGCGACTACATGCGAACCGTGCTTGCGCCGCGGGTCGAGACATCAAGGAAATGGAAGCCCTCTCCGGATCAGCCGAACAACCCTGATCCGATGCTGAACATCATCACCGATGGGCGCTTTGCGGGGCTCGATCCGCGCTTCTTCGGTGCCAAGTTGGACCCCGGCACCGTGACGCCGCTGACGAAACTGGGCGAGACGATCATCGACGAGTACAAGGCAAGCGCGGACAACCCATATGCCGACGCAGCCGGAAAGGTCGAAGCCCTCAAGGGCGGCACGCAGATCGTGTTCTACAACCTCGGGTTTGGCGCGCAGTCGATGGCGAACCGTGGCTTCAACGCAAGGCTGGCGCTGAACAAGCAACTCACGGCCGGAGGCGTCAAGCGCGAGCACATCGCATGGTTCGACGAGGCCAAGACCGACGCTGCGAAGGAGGCCTTATTCAAGGCCATGCGCGCGGGGCAGATTCGGGTGCTGATCGGGTCTGCCAAGAAAATGGGGACCGGGGTGAACGTGCAGAAGCGGCTGACTGCGCTGCAATACCTCGATCCGCCGTGGTTTCCGGCCGATGTCGAACAGCCGCACGGGCGCATCTTGCGCCAGGGCAATCAGAACGATGTCGTGCGTATCAACTGGTTCGCGGCGAAGGGCAGTTACGCTGAAGCGATGTGGCAAATGGTCGCGCGCAAACAGCGTTTCATCGACCAGGCATTCCGTGGCGACAAGACCATGCGCTCGATGGAGGACATGGACGAAGCGAGCCAATACGCGCAGGCCTCGGCACTGTCCAGCGATGACCCGCGCGCGATGCAGTTGGCGGGACTGCGCCAGGACGTCACGCGCTACGAAAACTTGCAGCGCGCGCATGCGAGCGAACAGATCGCCGTCAAGGACGCCATTCGCCAGGCGACATATAAGGCAGAAAACCACGCCAAGCGGTTGGCGGTTTTCGAGAAGGCATTCAAGGCGATCGGCGGGGAGCACATCTACTTCGAGTCCGGCAATGTCAACGGCAAGGAGTACGCCAAGTCGAAGGAATTCGGCCAGGCGCTCAAGGATCGGTTCAACCAACTCATCGCCGATGCAGTCCTGAGCCCGTACCAGGAGAAGCGCCCGCTTGGTTCGATTGGGTCGGTTGAACTGTGGATTCGACATCTAACCTTCTACGACACGGGCCTGAAGGCCCAGGTGCCTGGATCCACGTTCCAGCTGATGGCAACGGTCGGCGGTCTGGACCTGGACGTGATGACCACCGAGGGGATGGGCAGCGACATCGACGATCAGGGTTTGACGAGACGTGTCCTCAACTCCGCAAATTCACTCAGTGGCTCCGTGGACCACGAACGCGACGGGTTGAAGGAGCAGCAAACCGAACTGACGCGCCTGAAGAAGAAATTCGGCGCCCCCTTCGAGCACGCGCACCAGATGGCCGAGAAGTACGGCGACTTGAAACGGCTCGAGGCGGAACTCGAAGCGGAAGGAAAGGCCAAGCCCGCGGCGCCGGCCGCGGCCGTCGAGCCGGAAGGCTCCACCAATCTGCGCCAGACCGGCGCGCCCGAGGCGAACACCACCGACACCGTGCAGTTCTCGGTTGTATCGGCTCGCGCATTCAGCAAACCAAAGCCCATCGGGGCCGACTCAGGAGTGAATTTCAACCGTGAAAAAGCCGTTGCAAACCTACCCGCTTCCGTGCGAGACGATCCATTCTTCGGGCCTGAAAAAACCGCGATGCGGAACGTTCACGCCCGCACCGCGCTATGGGACAAGCTCCAAGCGTTTGGCAAGGAACAGGGACTCCCGCCATACACCCTTGGTGTTGACAGCATCGGCAACATCACGGTCGGAAAGCCCGCCCCCCAAATCGCGCTGAAGCTGCTTGCGGAGTTCGCCGACGCGAACGACACAGGGGTCTACGTTCTTGCACAGTCCGCGCAACAAAGCGTCGAGAAAATCTCGGCCTATCGCCCGATTGGGTATGAGCCGACGACGGGCCTCGGCCTATACGGGCAGAGCCGCGGATCGGGCGGGACATCCGATGGATTGGGTTTTGCTACGTTCGCCTACAAGCCGCGCGGCATTTCTGAGTTCATGTTCGCTGTCGGGGATGCCCCAGTATCCGAACGCGGCCCAACGGCGCAGAATATCGCCAATGCACCCGCCAGCCTCGCCGATCGAAACGCCACCGCCAAGCTCCAAGCCAGCATCAATACCGTCTGGCCTGATTTTGTGCTGGACCCTATTTCTGCGCGAGCTGCAGGCAAGGGCAGAGACGCCCTCTCCGAGCTCATCAAGCGAGTCTTCACCACCCGCCGAGTAGTCTGGTTCCAGGCGAATCACCTGTTCGCCGATGGGGTTCACGACCAGAAGCAGCGCGACGTTATCTTCCTGAACGTGCGTTCGCAGCGCCCGCACCTGGCGGCGGCCGGGCACGAGATGCTGCACGCCCTGAGCCTCGAGCAGCCGGCGCTGTATGCGCAACTGCGCACGCGCATCCTGGCCCTTGGCAAAGACCTCGACCTGCGCCACGCGCGGCTACAGGGAACCCGCATCAAGGTACTGGGCGAAGACGGCCGCATGACGCTTGCCGGGCTCGAGGAAGAATTCATTGCCGATGTCGTGGGCGATAACTTCATGGACCCGAAGTTCTGGCAGATGCTGGCCAAGGATCAGCCCTCGGGCTTCCAGGCGGTGCTGAAAGCGATCCTGAATTGGATCGATGACGTTCTCTCGAAGATACGCGCCCAGACCCCCTTCGGCACGAACGAATTCCTGACCGACATGGTCGCGGCGCGCAAGGCGGTTGCGGAGACGATCCGCGCATTCGCCCCGGCGATCGACGAGGGACTGTCTGGCGCGGACATCAATCTGAGCGTTGCCGCCCAGGCACCGCCGTTCTACAGCGCGCTTGCGCGTCAGGTCGAGAAGTCTGCAATGAAGCAGGGCGACGCCGCGGCGTGGAAGCAGGCCATCAAAGGGATGGTCAACAGTGGTGTCGTGAAGGCGGACGAAGTTCAATGGACCGGCATGGACGAGTGGCTCGACCTGCAGCAAGGCAAGATCACGCGCCAGGCGGTAGGCGACTTCCTCAACGCCAACGGCGTGCAGGTAACGGAGACGGTGCTGGGCGATGGCGCGCCGACGCCGCTGAAGTGGGGGAAAGAAAGCGCGGAAGACGAAAACGACGAGTCGTTCATGGAGAGCGCCGACGGGTATCGCATCGTGCGCGCCGCTGATGGCGCCCTAAGCATCTACACCCCGGACGGCGACCAAATTCACGGCGATATCTTCGGCGACGAACGTGCGAAGGAGTTGGCAGCAGCAGACGCGGCGGGCGATGACGGAGCGACCGTCACCAAGTACGGCCAGTACCAACTCCCCGGCGGACCGCTTTCCCGCGACACCGAAATCCTCTCGCGCGAGGGTTGGCTGCGCATGGACGAGGTTCAGGTCGGCGACATCGTGATGACGCGCCGCGACGATGACGGCGCGCTCGAATGGCAAGAGGTCGAGGCCGTGCCGACCGTGTTCGCGGACAAGCTCTACCACTTCAAGAACCAGTCGATCGACATGCGCGTCACGGCTTGCCACAACATGCTTGTCAAGCGACGCCGCCGCAGCTCGGGCGGGCTGTTCCGCGCCAAGGCGGCCGACCTGTGGACGATGGCGGAATGCGTTGCGCCGCTGGTTGGCGAGTGGGCCGATGGCGCCGCGGCGCCGCTGTACGGGTACGCAGCCCAAGATGCGGCAGAACTGATCGGCTGGTACATCGCCGAAGGCTCTGCCGTGACCGAAGACGGCAAAAAGTCCACGCTTGCAATCTCTCAAAGCCGCGAGGCAAACCCGGCCAAGTGCGACCAGATCGAGGCGCTGCTTGGCCGGATGGGCGTCGCCTGGAACTACGTCGAAAGCGGCCCGGCCTACTACCTGTCGATCAAGTCGATGGATCGCGGACTGGTGGCGTTGCTTCACGCGCAAGGGAAGTCGCACGACAAGTACATCCCCGGCTTCATGTTTGAGCAGCCGCGCAGCGTCATCGTGGCGCTGATGGATGGGCTGCTGCTTGGCGACGGCAATCTTGCGTGCAAGGACAGCCCGACGCGCGAGCCGCGCTGGGCCTATCACACGATGAGCAAGCAACTCGCCGACGACATGCAGGCATTGGCGCTGCTGTCTGGCGTGCGCGGCACCATCAGCCAGCGGCCGACCGGGCTGTACGAGGTCAGGCTCAACTCAAAGCAGTGGGCCAGCATCGACGACGCGAAACACGCCATCGTTGACTACAACGACACCGCCTACTGCGTGACCGTGCAGAACCATGCGATCTACGTTCGCACGGGTGGCGTCGCCGCGTTCACTGGAAACAGTAACTACCGCGAGGTGCTGTTGACGCTGCCGCGTGGCGTGGTCAACAAACTCGACGACGCGGAGATCGCGGCCGAGGGCACCAACCCAACTAGCGGTAAGCCGTATGTCCGCTTCAACTGGCATGGGCAAACCTACGTTGTTGAGCGCGAGGCGGGCGAGTCGTCACGAGACGCAATGCTCCGGCGCATCAACAGTGACCGCGAGGGGCGTGGCGCGGGCGAAGTAAGGCCGCAATCTGAGTTCCGCTCCAACCACTGGGACCAGCCCAACGTCCTCGCCCACATCCGCCTGAACGACCGCACCGACGCCGACGGCAAGCGCGTGCTGTTCGTCGAGGAGATCCAGAGCGACTGGGGGCAGGCGGGGAAGAAGAAGGGCTTTGCCACTGGTGGCAGCCCGGCGCGCGACGCATTCAAGGCGTTCGAGGCCGACGTGCGCAAGCGCTTCCGCGAACAGGTCATCGGCGAGGCTACAGAACTGAAACCAGAGCGCCGCGAAGCCTGGGCCGACACGATCGTCAACAACTCGACTATCGGCGACATGGCTCGCGCGGTTGGCGAAGGCGAGAGGGCGCGCGAACTGCAACGCGCCGAGATGGAAGAAGAATCGGCGGCCGGCAAGACGGTTCCAGCCGCCCCCTTCGTCGGCAAGACCGACGCCTGGGTCAGCCTGGCCATCAAGCGCGTCATCAAGATCGCAGTCGATGGCGGGTATGACCGCGTGGCTTTCGTGAACGGTGACCAATCTGCGCTGCGCTACAAGGAAGCGCTGATGAAGGCGGTGGATACCATTGCGATCAAGCGCAACGATGGCGGCACATACACGCTTGATGCCTTCAAGGATGGGGCGGCCGTGCATGAAGAAACGCACATCGGCGCCGAGAAGGTGCGCGAACTGCTTGGAAAGGCCGGCGACGACATCATCGCCAAAGCCGACTCTGGCGTGGGCGCTGATGCCGGCGGCTACGTCACCATCAAGACCGGCGACATGGACATCGGAGGCGCGGGCATGCGCGCCTTCTACGACAAGATCGTCCCCAACGTCGCCAAGGAAGTGCTGCGCAAGGTGGGTGGCGGGCAGATGAAAACGGTTGACCTTTCATCGCCCGCGCTGGCCGAGACGCGCCGCAGGATGGGTGTGGCCACTGTCGACGCAAAGCAACAACCGGGATTCGACATCACCCCCGCCATGCGCGAGAAGGCCGCAGGCGGGCTGCCGATGTTCAGCGTGGCCAGCAACATCGAAGCCGGCCTCAACCGCGCGCGCGACATCAATCTGCCCCTGCGCTACAAGCTGGGCGACCTGTTCAACGACAACGGGCGCCTGAACTGGTGGCACAAGACTGTGGGCACGATGCACAACCTGGCGCAGCGCAGCCCGGCGTTCCGGCGGGTCTACGACACGACCCAGAACTTCCTGAATGACGTCAGCTACTACGCCACCGAGGCGAGCAGCTTGGCGCCGACGATCCTGCCGAAGCTCGAAACCTGGAAAGACATCGGCAGGACGCCCCTGTCCGCTGCGGACACCAAGGCGCTCGCCGGCCCTGTGTTCGAGGGCACCTTGATGTGGACGCGCGACGCGAATGGCACCCCCGTCCCTCAGCCCGACGTTCAAAAGGCGGGCATCGTTTGGACCGACGCCGAGTTGCGGTCGAGATTCCAGATGACGCCCAAGCAGATCGACCTCTACCGCCAGTTCCGCGCCACGATCGACAAGAGCCTCGAGAACCTCGCGATCAGCGACATGCTGCGCTACGGCGGCGCGGACGTTGCCAAGGTGCGCCAGCAGGCCCTCGATGCGGGAAGCGTGGACGCTGCGGCGATGGTGCTGCACGACCACCTGGTGGAGTCGGCGGCAGAGGATGAGGACCGGGCGCCGCTCCTGCTGAGTACCGCAAAAGCCATCATGGACAAGGCCGAGCGCGCGAACGACTTGATGGCGCGCGGCTATGCGCCGCTTTCACGGTTTGGGCAGTACACACTGGATGTGGTCGACGGCGCTGGCGAGCGCGTCTATTTCGGGCTGTTCGAGACGGCCAGGGAGCGCTCGCGCAAGGCCCGAGAGATGCGGGCGGACAATCCCCGGGCGAGGATCACCCAAGGCACGGTTTCGGAGGAAGCGTACCGGCTATTCGCTGGCGTCACCCCGGAAACGCTGGAATTGTTCGGCGGCATGCTGGGCCTCGAAAGTCAGGGCAGCAACGCGGCGAGCCAGGCTTTCCAGGAGTACCTCAAGATCGCGCGCAGCAACCGCAGCGCATTGAAGCGCCTGATCGAACGCAAGGGCGTTGCCGGGTTCTCTGAGGACGCCGGGCGCGTGCTCGCGGGCTTCGTGTATTCAAACGCGCGCCAGACCAGCAGCAATCTGCACATGGGCGAGTTGACCGAGTCCATCGAGGCGATTCCGCAGGGCGCGGGCCAGTTGAAGGATCGGGCCGTCGCGCTGGCAGAGTACGTGAAAAACCCGACGGAGGAAGCGCAAGGATTGCGCGGCTTGTTGTTCGCGCAGTTCCTGGGCGGGTCAGTTGCCGCAGCGATGGTCAACATGCTGCAGCCCGTGCAGGTCACGCTGCCCTATCTCAGCCAGTTCGGCGGGATTGCGAAGGCCGCGCGCCAGATGCTCGCCGCCGTGAAGGACGCAAACAAGCGCCTGACGGGCGATGCCGCGCTGGACGCTGCGCTGCACAAGGCGGCGGAAGAAGGCATCGTGTCGCCGCAGGAGGTCCACCAGCTGATGGCCCAGGCGATGGGCCGCGGCGCGCAGCGTTCCGGCGACGGGACGCTGATGGGCAATCTGTCAGCCAGGGGCATGAACTACACCGCCAAGCTGCTGTTCGGGTGGGGCAAGGTATTCGGGGTGGCGGAACAATTCAACCGGCGCGTGACGTTCATTGCGGCCTACCGGACCGCGGCGGAGCAGGGGCGCAGCGACCCCGCTGGATTCGCCTCGCGCGCGGTGGCGGAAACCCAGTTCACCTACAACAAGGGCAACAAGCCGGCTTGGGCGCGCGGCGCCGTCGGCTCGACCCTGTTCACGTTCAAGCAATACTCGATCAGCTACCTCGAGCTCCTGCACCGCATGTGGACCCAAGGCGGGGCCGATGGCAAGCGCGCGACCCTGCTGGCTCTGGGAATCCTGTTCCTGATGTCCGGCGCCGGTGGCCTGCCGGGCTCCGACGATCTGGACGACCTGATCGACGGGTTCATGCAGAGCGTCATGGGCCTGAACTTTTCGAGCAAGCGCGCCAAGCGTGAATTCTTCGCGGAAACGCTGGGGCTTGGGGCCGATGGCTCGCGCTTCCTTGAGCACGGGCTGTCGGGTCTGCCCGGCTCGCCGATTGATGTCTCGGGACGCCTGGGGCTGGGCAACCTGATCCCCGGCACGGGCCTGCTGACGCGCAAGGCGGACCACACGGCGGACGTTGCCGAGATTGCCGGGCCGGCCGGAGATGTAATCAAGCGCACTTTCCAGGCCGGCGGCAAACTTCTCACCGGCGACGTGAAGGAAGCGCTCGGCCTGATTTCGCCGATCGCCGTGCAGAACCTCATCAAAGCCAATGACATGGCCACCACCGGCATGTATCGCGACAAGTCCGGGAAGAAGATTCTGGACGTCGATGGTTACGACGCGGCAATGAAGGCGATCGGCTTCCAGCCGGTCGACGTGGCGCGCGTCCAGGAGGCCAGCAGGACCGCGGCGCAAATGATCGGGTTGAACCGCATGCGGGAGACGGAAATTGCCGATCGGTGGGCGCGGGCGATCTTCGAGAAGAAGCCGGAGGACATCGCGGCTGCGCGCGACTCGTTGCGGGATTGGAACGTCGACAACCCGCAGTCGCCCATTCGGATCGTGCCCAACCAGATCAAGACCCGCGTCGAAGCTATGACGGTGGATCGCGCGACCCGGCTGCAAAAGACCGCCCCGAAGGAAATCCGGGCCCAGGTCCATCGTGAATTGCAGTTGAACCAGCGGTGACTCAACTCGCCGCGGTGCTGCTCTTGTGCGGGCTGGCTGTCCTGATGGCCGAGTCAGGGGTACTCGGCGCCGTCATCGTCTGCGTGCTCGCCTGGCTCGCGATGCGCTGCTGACCCTGAGCCATTCATCCGATGTACCCGGGTGCGCGTTACGGGCCACGGCCGCACATGCGCATGCTCAATGTCCTTCCCCCACGCCGCCAGGCCCATGAACATCGGATTGGTTGGAATGAGGTCGTCTGCCTTCTGACGGGCGGCCTGCGCCTCTTTTGTGCCGTATTCAAACCCACCGCCAGGCCACTGGTCGATCTGGCAGATTTCGGCGGTTTCGTCCAGCGCGTCGTAGGGGATCAGGGCTTGCTCGATCACGAAACGGGAGGTGTCGTACAGCGCGGGGCCAAGCGGCAGAAGTCGATACGGGGCCTTATCGAGGAGCGTCAGCGACGGTTTTCGGAAATTTCGGAACATCCGGTATCTTCTGCCTCGATTCGGCTGGCGTCAACAAAGACCTCTCCGGTTACACTCGCCTTCCATGCTGCAGGTTCAACTCACCGGAACCTTTGATGAATTCCGGGTGCTGTTCGCGCAGGCCTCGGACAATGCGGTATCGCTGAAACTTGACGCGGTTTTTCAATCCCTCGCCACTGTTGGCATCATCCTCGAAGGATTCAGAATGGATCAAGCACAACTGGCGCAAGAACTGCGCAACGTCTCTGGACAGGTCGCGAAGATCCGGACTGAAACTGCGGCGACTCTGCAGAAGGTCATCGATCTGCAGGGCACCATTGGTACGGTCGGTACTGTCGTGACCCAGGAGGTCATCGACGCGCTCACCGCGCTCAAGGTGCAGGCGCAGCTCACCGATGATCTGGTGCCCGACGTTTCCGCGCCGCCGCCGATCGTGATCTAAAACCCGGGCCGGCGGCGCCGGAATCAAGTGCTTTCCTTTGCGCCCGACAAGTCCACGCACGGGATGGCCGGCTACGGCGCCGCTTGCCTGACCACGTGCGCCGCTCTGGTTGCCGGCCTTGGTTTGGCCCTGGCGGCGGTTTGCGGGGTTGCCGTGGCCGGGGCCCTCGGTCTGGCAATCGAGTGGCGTCAAGCGCAGTTGAACCGCCAGCGCATTGCGGCCGGCGAAGCGCCGCGCCACGATGTTGACCCGGCCGACGCCGTGGCGACGCTCCTGGGGGGCTGCGCCTACGAGGCGCCGCTGCTGACGATCTACATGGCCTACGCGTTCCTCCAGTGGCTGAAACACTAGACTCGTGGTTTTGGGGCGCGGTCTGCCTCGCGGGCGCCGTCGTCATCCTTCGGTTGCTGTGGTGGGGGAACAAAGACCCCGCGACACCACGCGACGATTTCCCGCCGACACTTCCCGACGTTTGGAAGCACTGAACAATGGCCGATTGCCCACCATGCCACGGGAGCTGTGAGCAAAGTGACAAGTGCCCCACTTGGCGAGGCGTGCCGGGCCTAGTCATCACGAACCGCACACGCACCGGCGGCGGCATCGTGATCGGCCAGCGGTGGCCAGGCTACCCACACGTGCGCGATCAGGGCGAAAGTGCGGACATGATCCAGAAAAGCCTTCTCGCCGGAGCGGAAGATCCACAGTCAAATGGGTGGCGCGCTGTGCTTCGTGCCGTGACCAAGAAACTCGCCCGCCGAGTAGCAGCCCTGATTGGAGGAGACCGATGAGCTGCCCGGCACCAGAGACGGCCGGCGCCGAGGGCGAAACGTCTGCGTGAAACCCCTCGCCACCCTCCTCCTTCAACACGCAGTTACACAAGCGCTGGTTACACTTCACCATGACGGACTTGAATGCCAGTCTAGAAATCGGCAAGCTGCAAGAGCAAGTCGCGGCAGTTCGCCGAGACAATGACAGGATGGCGGCGAGTCTTGAGCAGATCGAAAAGGACGTTCGAGGAATGGCCCAAACCCTCAGCGAAGCCCGAGGTGGTTGGAAGGTTCTGGTAGCCATCGGAACCGCCGGTGGGCTCGCCGGGAGCTTTCTGTCATCGTCTTGGACCTGGTTCACGTCAAGGGGCGGATCATGACTATCCTCGACTGGTTGGCTGAGATCGGCCACAAGATCACGTTAGGTTGGCGAGCCCTGATGTATAAAGTCGGGTTCCGCAAGGACGACGACTAAATGCGTATCCTGCTGCTTTTGCTGGTTCTCTCAGGCCAGGTTCATGCGGCAGTTGTTGCTCACGCAGTGACCAATGACAACAAGGTTCTGAATCTCCACGATGTCAAATGCGACACCATGGGGTATCGAGCAGAACTCGTTTCAGAACTGATAACCGTCTTCCAAGGTTGCTGGGCGCCACATCCGAACATCAACGGGGCGATTCACATTACATGGAAAGACGGTGATGAATCGGTAGTCCCGAGATCGGTCTTCAAGGCCGGGCCATACGGTACGAACGTGAGCAAATGAGAAGCAACATGCAGCGTCTCTTGCGTCTACCCCCAGATGAAGAGCGTTGCGCTTGCAGAGGCCCGTGCCACGACCGGCATGGATGCCTCAGATGGCGGGCCTATGACTACCCCGGAACCCCGCTAGCCGACTACAGTTTCGAGCGAGGCGAGACGTGCGATCACTTCCTTGCCCTGCCAGAGAATCAGGAGGCTCCGTGATTACACTTCGGGATTATTGGATGGGAAGGGACGAGCAGTATCCCCTGGCCATGACTCCGGAGATCGAGGCTAACGCCGAGCGCCTGTTGGGATTGGTGAATGCTCTGTTGGCGATTTATGGGGACAATCATACCAAGGTCAATTCGGGGTGGCGCCCCCCAAGCGTGAACGCCGCAACGCCCAATGCGGCTCTGCATAGCAAGCACATGACGGGCCAGGCGATAGACCTCGCGGACCCGGACGGAGAGTTGGATGATTGGCTCGCATCCGATGCTGGGCTGGACGCTTTGAACAAGATCGGTCTGTGGGTCGAGCACCCGGCGGCGACGAAGGGTTGGGCGCATTTGCAATCGATGCCGCCGAAGTCCGGGCGTCGGGTATTTTATCCATGAGTCTCGACCAATTCCTTGTCTGGTGGGCGTCGGCCTTCGATGGCCCATTCGCGGTACTCTTGCTGCTGTTGGCCGGTCTGGCAATCATGCTATGGCGAGCGCAGAAGAATGGACACCTGGACTTCGCCAAGATGTTCAAGGACGAGAACGGCAAAGAGTCAGGATTACGATTCTGCGTTTTGGGGGCGTGGATCATTTCGAGTTGGGTCGTGATGGCCGATTTGGTGGCGCAGAAGCAAGGTGACGCTGCACTGCTTGGAATCTATCTCGCCACATGGTCGGGGTCCGCGGTGTTCATCAGGGCACTAGAGCGGTGGGATGGAAGTCTCGCAAAGAAACCCAACATCACGACATGATAAATTTCCTTGCCCTCATCCCAGGTCTAGGAGCCCTGAAAGCCATAGCCATTGCTGCGGCGATTACCTCGTTGGTGGCTACGGGGGTTGGGATTGAACGTTACTACGCGGGGAAGAAAGCCGGGGTATCTCAAGACAAGAAACGAAGCGATGCCGTCATCGACAAACTCAGACACGACGCCCAGAACGCCTACGACCAAATCATGGCGTCGTATCGGAGTCTGGAAAACTCGATGAACTCGGCTATCAAGGAGAAACAACGTGAGTACGACAAAGCCAAAGCGAAGCATCAGGAAGTACTTGTGGCTGAGCGTGCTACCGCTGCTGCTGACAGTGACATCTTGCGCAAACGTTTCGAGTCCGGACCCGCTACCGGTTGCAGTAGCAACACCACCCAGATTCCCGCCACCCCCAGCAGTGGAGATGCCCCCGCCATCGGGGACGTACTGGATGACCTATTGCGAAGGACGAAAGAACTTGCAGGAGCGGCTGAAGGTCACGCTGAGTCCGTCAGAACTCTGCACGATGCTTGGCGTTCGGTAGAGGCTATTCGCTGATGTTATTGGAAACGTTAGGCGTATGCGTCTTCATCGGGGTCGTACCACTTGCCGCGACTGAAGCGTTTCACCAACTTCAGCGAGTCCATGCAAAGCACGTTTGCCCATCCCCCGGCGTACTCGAATTCGTTCGGGTCGTGCCCTGCTATGGCCTGATCTAGCGTGTCGAATCGACCCTTCAGGTCTTCGGCGCCTCCGCTTGGGTAGTAGTCGTTTCCAGCAAAAAGTAGGTATTCCATCGGATGTTATTGGACACTTGTCGTCTATAACACGTTAGGCCGCACGAACAGCCGCCCGTGCGCGCAGCATCTCGTCTGCCATCTCATAGGCGTAATCGGCCACCCATGCCTGAACCTGCCGCCATTCATCGGCCTCTATCTCGCCGCTGTCGTACCGCTGCCGAGCCGACTGCATTTCCATCTGCATGGCCTTTGCCGCGAAGTAGTCCCGAAGGCTCATGCCCGGCTCATCGCCCGGCGTCACCAAAAACAGGTTGTCGCCTGCGGGCTGGCTGCGCTCCGGTTTGTACGGGAACGCGGCGCCACCGTCCGCGTGCGGCCTAACCTGGCGCTCAAGCGGAGCACCAACGGCCGGTTCAGTCTGTGCCATCTTCATCCTTTCGTGCGGGCCGTTGGTGCCCGCTTAGCTCTACGTTAGGCCCCATGAATACGGCACTCCCACAGCACGCGCGGAACTCCGCCATTGCCTACCGGGTCGCGCTTGTCCTTCAGGGCCACGCTGCTTTCGGCCCAACTCTTGCGGGCTTCCAGCGTCTTCACTTTCACCCAGCCGGCCGCTCGCAGGCTTGCGCCAGTCTCGTCGGCCTGGGTGTACGTAATGCACCGCTTGTAGCCCATCGCCTTCGCAGCGCGCCACACAGCACCGTAGAGCATGCTGTTCGCGTTCGGCGTGCCATCGGTGCATGTGCGGTTCACTTCCAGCGTCACGCCGTCGTCGTAGTGCCTGGCCACCGGGCGCCCAGCTGTCGCCACGCCCACAAGGTCGGCGCCAGCCCGCAGGCCAACCCCGAACTTCCAACCGCGTGGCGGCTTGTTGTGGCGGTGGTGCAGGGCAATGAACTCGCACGCCTGCCGCAGTGTCACCGGCACCACATGGGGCCTAACCCGGCGGTCAAGCGGAATGCCCACGGCGGGGCAGTCCGTCGCGTCTTCCAGCAGTAGTGCCGCCGTGGTCATCCGCTTACCTTTACGTTAGGCCCCTGATTCATCGGCTGGCGGCAAGGTGTAGATCGTGAAGTTCACCGCCCTACCAGGCAGCCATGCGCCGGCCTGATTCGCTGGCACTTGTACCGTGATCCACTCCTCTTTCACGGTGGAGCGCGGCGGACACAGCGTCACGGCAAACATGTCGCCTTGCCCGCACTCGATCTTTGCCACATGGCCCTGGAACTGAATCGTCATCTTGATCTCCTGTTGGCCCGCTTTCGCGAGCCGGTTTCAACCCGCCCATGCGAGTACGCATCGGCTCGTGCTACTGTTCAGTTCCGTGGGGTCAGCCGCCCAGCCTAACCCTCGGTCGAGCCGACGCTGCCCGGGTACGGTCATCGCGGCTCACCTCTACGTTAGGCCCCAGGCGCTGGGTGAGCCGTCCTGAATGCCTCTCTCTCTGCTACTTCCTTGTCAAACAGCGCCTGTGCCCCTCCAAGCGCGCGGGCTTCGTCCAAGTTGGGCAGGTGCCCAGGCCCATCCAGCGTGTTCACGATCCACTGCAAACCGTGCCCTGGGCCTCTCAAATGTCCGTCCACCACAGCGGCGCGCATCGCCAGAATCTGGTGGTGCATCAGGTCGCCGAACATGATCGCCCGGCGCTCGCTGCTGGCTTCGGCAACTTCAACGCCCAGCGCAAACGCCGCCAGTTCCCGGTCAGTCGGCTCCACGCCTGGCAGCTTGCGTTTCCACGCGGCAATCAGTTGGTCGCTCGTCATCTTCTTCCTCGTCGGTGTGGTCATCAAGGTCAAACACTACGCCGCAGGCTGCACATCGTTGCCATCTTCATGCTTGCTCGAGTGGGTCAATCATTCTTTCGCCGAGCCTTTGAGAACTCGACGAACCAGTCAGGCCGGAGCAGCCGCAGGTAGCGCTCGTGCTTGGCAGGTAGCACTGTCTTCCAGTGGTAGGTGGTGATCGGCGCCACGGCCAGCAGCTGGGCGAGCGCATCGCGCCCGCCGGCTTTCCTCATCGCAAACGCTGTGTCCATGCGCAACTATGCCATAGTTCTCGGGAGGTTTGCAATAGTGCTTGCAAAAGCCCAAGCGCGGGAGTCTAATAGATGTCCCTTCATACAACTTGGAGCCTTCATCCATGTCCCGATCACACCACCACCCAGGCGACCACACGAACGACCCCCGCGAAGTTGAATACGAGCCATCGATGGCTGAACTTGACTTGCAGGATGTTGTGGACAACGGTGCAACTGCCTACACGGACGGGGCACCCGTCTCCAGCAATCCCTATCTGACCGACACGCCGCAGCACATGGCCTGGCGCGACGGTTGGATGACCGAAGAATTGCAGAGTGCCCCCATTCTGCTGATCGGCGGCAACGCCTACCGCATTGAAGACGGGGCGCTGATGGCCACGCGGCTGATGATTGGCGGCGCCATCGATCACGGGGAGTGGGGCGCGGTCGATCGCAGCTGCGACGACCTGCACCAAGCCGCGCGCGCCCAGATCATGCTCAGCGCGTGCGCGACGACGAGCATGCTCCAGGCCTACGAGGCCGACCTTGCAATGCGCCTCAAGGCGTGCCTCGCGAACTCGCATCACCGGCTCGGCCCAGCCGCAGCGCGACCACAACTGGTTCTGGCCGACCTGCACGCCGAGGTTGCGCAGCACCTGTCCGCCATCCGCAAATTCTCGGAGCCGACATGAGCCGCGACGCCTACTTCTGCGACGACGAAGACCCCGGTGACGACGACGACTACCACATCGACTTCGCCGACCCCGGTGGCGTATCTGCGTTGCGCGCCTCGAGCACGAGCAACCCCCGCAACCTGCCCTGCCCAACCTGCAAGCGCACGAACATGCTCACCCCGGCCGACCGTGCCCGGGGCTACCAGTGCGACCACTGCGCGGATCGTGCGGAGCGTGGCTATGACTAGCACGATGCGACTCTCAGCCGCGGCAGCGCTCCCGAGGCTGCTCGCGCGGCACAAACTGTGCAACAGCCGCGGCGCGGTCCTGGCACTCGTGGTCGGCGACTGGGCCATGACGCCGGACGAAATCGTCAACCAAGCCGTCGCTGCCGGCGCAGCCACGGAGCCCCGTGCGCTGCGTGCGCTGGAACACGCAACAATCGTCAGTGAACTGTGCAAGGGGGTGCAATCGTGAACAACAATCGTCACTTCGGCGTGTCGCGCGACCTGCGCGAAAAGACGCGCAAGTACCGGCGCCGCCTCGCGAATGGCCGCTTCTGGTGGCCGTCCTGGGACCGCGTTGTCGCCATCGTCGCGATGGTTGGCGTGATCGTCGCGCTCTGGTTCGTGGTGTACAGATGATGGACCTGACACCCCTTGCTCCGATCGCGCCGGGTCTGTACTACGGCGTCAGCAATGAGGCGTACCACGCCGGCACGCACGCGGTCAGCAACAGCATGCTGCGTGACTTCGCGCGCTCGCCGCTGCTCTGCTACAAGCTGCACTTCGACCCGGACCGGCCGCCGCGCAAGGTGAAGCAGGGGCAACTCGAGGGCTCGCTGACTCACTGCGCGCTACTCGAGCCCGGTCAATTCCGCCTGCGCTATCCGATCGGACCCACCGCGAACCGCGCGACCAAGGTATGGAAGGAATTTGCCGAGGGCTGCTTGCCCAACGAAACGCCGATACAGCAGGATCAGGCGGATGAAGCGTTTGCGCAGGCACGATCGCTGCGCGCGATCCCCGATATTGGAAAGATGTTCTCCGCTGGCCAGCCCGAGGTCAGCGCCTACTGGGTCGACCCGGAAACCGGCCTGCTGTGCCGATGCCGGCCTGATTGGGAGTGGTTGCACCCGGAGCGCGACGCCTCAATTCTGATCGACGCGAAAACCTATTCGGATGCGTCGCCGCGCGAATTCGCGCGCCAGATCGCGCGCAAGAGTTATCACGGGCAGGCGGCATGGTATTCGGATGGCTACGCGCTGGCCACCAAACGTGAAGTGCTCGGCTTCGTGTTCGGCGCCGTCGAAACGACGTGGCCCTACGCGGCCGCGGCGTGCATGCTCGACGAGGAATCATTGGCAAAGGGCCGGGCGGCCAATCGCCTGCTGCTCGACGCCTATGCAAAGTGTCTGCGCTCTGGCGTTTGGCCCGGGTACAGCGAATCGATCGCAGTTATCACCCTGCCCTCATGGGCTCAATGAAAGGAAACTTAGAAGTGGCCACCACCAGTCTGACCGACATTGCCGCGGGCAACAAACCCAAGGCCGAAACGCCGATCGCCAAGGCCGAAGCGTACCTCAAGACCTACCGGCCGCAGATGGCCCTGGCGCTGCCCAAACACCTGACCGCGGACCGGATGACGCGGCTCGCGCTGACGTCGCTCAGCACGAATCCGAAGCTGCTCGAGTGCGACCCGAGGTCACTCCTGGGCGCGATCATCACGTTGTCCCAGCTCGGCCTGGAAATCGGCGTCATGGGGCATGCGTACCTCGTGCCGTACAAGGGTCGCGTGACCCCAATTCCCGGGTGGCGTGGTTTGGTCGATCTGGTGAACCGCAGCGGGCGCGCCACGGTCTGGACCGGCGCGGTGTTCGAGGGCGACGAGTTCGATTACCAGCTCGGCGATTCACCATTCGTGCGGCACCGGCCCGGCGACGAGGACGACCCTGCAAAGCTGACCCATGTCTATGCGTGCGGCCAAGTCAAGGACGCGGTCAAGACGAACATCGAGGTCTATCCGATCCGCAAGGTGTGGAAGCATCGCGACAAGGTGAACAAGGTCGGCAACGCGCACTACTCCTACGTGTACCCGGAGATGTACGCCCGCAAGGTGCCACTTTTGCAGGTGCTCAAATACATGCCAAGCTCGATTGAAATGGCCTCTGCCATGGAATTGAGCGCAGCGCAGGATGCCGGCGGCGTCGTGATCGATGGGGACTTCAAGGCGATCGATCAGAACACCCCGGACCCGGAAACCGGCGAAATCAAGGGCCCGGCTGCGCCGCCCGCGGCGGGCCCCAGCTTTGCCATCTGCATCGAGCGCCTCAAGTCGACAACCGACCCGCAAGTCGCCGCGATCATCCTCGAGGATGCGGCGCTGCTCCCCGAAGGGCAGTTTGCCGAAGTGAAGGCGTTTTTCGCCCAGAAGTTCACCACCCCCTGAAAGGCTTTTCACCATGTCAATCCGACCCATCATCGATACCCTGCGCCTCCTGCAAAACGGCCTGTTCCTGGACGAGTGCGGAGACAAACTCGCCGAGGCCGTCAAGGCGGTGGACGACACCGGCAGAGCCGGCAAGCTGACCATCACGCTGGACCTCAAGAAGTCGGGCGGCGCGCTGGCGATCAGCGCCAAGGTCACGAATAAGGCGCCCGAACCCAAGGCTGACGAAACGCTCCTGTGGCCCACGGTCGAGGGCAATCTGTCGCTCAACAACCCCGCGCAGCGCAATCTCGATCTGCAGGTGGCCCCGGGACGCAGCGCCGAAGTGCGCAACGTCGATGCGGCGACCGGCGAAATCAAGACGGCCTGATCTTCAACACCCTCACACGAGTACCCACAAATGGCTGACCCAACCCTGCGGCCGGAGAACCTGGCCGAAACCCTCGCGCGCGTGCTGCCGGACGCGAGAATTCTTTTCCCGTCGGAACCGAAGATCGGCGACATGCTGCAGGTCATCGTGCCGAAAAACTCGGAACTGCGGCAGTTCGATATGGAGCAGCTGCTGCCGAACCCCCGCCGCACCAAGGGAGTGGCGCATTTCAGTTCGCCGCTGAGTTTCGTCGACTACGTGGAACGGTTCACGACGCTCCAAACGCTCGCTTGGTGCGACTTCAACCCGCAAAGCCTCGCACTGAGATTCGATGCGGTGATGGATGACCATGCTGCCAGCGCACCCGGTTGGCGTGGCCACAGGGCTGTATTCGAGCCCCAGACAAGTCGAGAGTGGAAGACCTGGCAAGCGTCCAACGGAAAGTCAATGTCCCAGGTGGACTTTGCCGAGTTCGTGCAGGACAACCAGGACGACATCGTGACGGACGACGCGAAGACCACGCCGACATCGCTGCAGATGATGACCATGGCGACGGACTTCATTGCGCAGGAGGACCACGTGTTCAAGAGCAGCGTGCGCCTTAGCAGTGGTGGCGTGCGCCTGACCTACGTCGCCGACGCGGACAAGAACACCGTCGAAACGATGCAGATGTTCGAGCGCTTCGCCATTGGAATCCCAGTCTTTCAAGACGGTGTCGGCTGGCGCATGGGGGTGCGACTCAAGTACCGCGTGAAACAGGGCGCGGTGACGTTCTTCTACGAACTGACGCGGCCGGACCGGGTCCACGGCGCCGCCGCAGCCGCAGTGATCGCACAGATACAGACGGCGCTGGACGCGACACCGCTGCTGATGGGAGTCTGCCCATGACTGACGACGTTGCCGCTGGCCGCGTGGATGATCCGATGGAGCGAATCCGCACCGAGGGCGGAATCCGGGCAGATGGGCCCATGCTCACGCACAAAGACCTGCCGGCCGACGCCACGGCCGTCGCCGTGCGCGCCAGCCTGACGAAGGTCGGCGACGCCCTGGCCGAGTTCGACCGGGTGGCCTCGGGCATCGCCGAGCTGCAGCGCCGCCACGCCAACGTGGTGTTCCCGGTGGCGACCAAGGTCGGCATGGCCGAGGCCTCCGCGGCGCGCCTGGCGATCCGACAACCGCGCTACGCCGTCGAGGCCACCCGCCGCGACGCCAAGGCGCCGGTGCTCGCGCTGGGCCGCAACATTGACGAGCGCGCGCGCTGGATCACGACCGAGTTGCTCAAGATCGAGGAGCCCATCCACCAGCAAATTGAAGTCGAAGTCAAACGCGTGGCCGAGGAGGCGGAACAGAAACGCGTGGTCGAGGAGGAGCGCGTTGCAGCCCACCAGCGGCGCATCGAGGAGATTCGTGCGGTCGCGGAAAACGCGGTCGGCGAAACGGTCACGCACATGGACGGGGCGATCCTCGCGCTGACGGCGCTGCACATCGGCCCGGAAATGCAGGAATTCGAGGCGGCGACGCGCAATGCGCACTCGCTGACGCTGGCCAAGTTGCGCAGCATGCGTGAGACGCAGGCCAAGCGCGACGCCGAGGCGGTGGAACTGGCGGCCCTGCGTGCTGCAGAAGATGAGCGCAAGGCAGCCGAAGCGCGAGCGCTCGAGGAAACACGCCGCCAGCAGATTGCCGGCCTGGTTGCCCAGGCCCAGGAGCTGGCTGAACGGCGCCGGGTCCAGGATATTGCGGAGGAGAAGCTGGCGGAGGAGCGCCGTGGGCAAGAAGCGGAATTGGCGGCGCGGCTGCGTGCTCTACAAGCCCAGGAGCGCCAGTTGCAGGAGCAGCAGCACGCAATACAGCAAGCTGAACTGCGGCGCCACGAGCGAGAGCTTGCAGTGCAACACGCGCAGATGAAGTATGCAGAGCCAGCGCCTGACTCAGCGATTTCGCAACTCGCCTCGCTGCCCCTGCTTGAGGCTGCCCCTGCTCAGACAACGCCGCTTGAATTCGAGCCGCCAAGCGCGCAGCGCATCGTGGTGGAGCAGCAGCTGGCGAGTTCGCGCAAGATGTTCCTGACGCTCGTGTCCGTGCGGCAGGGGGAAATAGAGCACCCCGGCCTTCTGGATGTCAACGCGGGCATCGAGATTGGCATGGCGATTCACGACGCAAGTGTCGCCTTCGGATGGCTCGACCCAGTGGCACACTTCGCGCAGACGGCGGACAAGCCCAAGAAGGTCCGCAAAGTGAGCCACGGGAGCACGTCGTGAACGCCACGGAGCTATGTACTCAGGCCGCGAGTGATCTGCGCCACACGGTTGCCGCGATGCGCGGGGCGATGCAGAAGAACGCAGACCCCGTGTTCGGACTGGTGATCCTGCGCCTGATCGCGCGCGCCGCGACGCTGGAACGCGAAACATCAGTGGTCGTGGGGGCCCTCTTGGCGCAAGACGTCCAGGTCAAGCCGAAATGAAACCCAGGCTGCTCGGTCTCACGTGCTTCGCTTGCGGGCGCCCGCTTCGTGGGCCCCCAGCACTCGCGGACACGCGCGATGACCAGATCGTCTACCTCGGGCCAGAGTGCGCGCGATGGGTGCGCCAGGCCGACGACGAGGGCTATCAGCCCCCACTGGGCGGCCCGCGGCTATTCCCGCTTGACCCCGATCGGTACGCCCGATGATCAACGCCGACCCCCCAGCTTTCACCTGGCGGCGCCTCAGAGTCACTATAGCGATCTGCGCGATCGCCTGGGCCGCGGTTATTTACTGGGTGGTGAACTGATGGCCAAACGAATGATCACCACCACCGTCCGCACCAACGCGCAGCTGCGCAAGATGCATCTGAGTTACTACACACTGTGCAAATTGGCCGATGCGCTGCATTGCGTAGACCCGCAAGAGTGCCTCGAACATCGTTTGACCCACCCAGCGTGGCAGCCAGGATCACCATGAACGGAAACATTCCAGAAAACACCCCCGCGGTTCCGGCCGTCCACCCGCTGACGATGACCAGCCTCGAGATTGCGGAATTGGTCGAAGTTCGGCACGACAGCGTGAGGCGAAGCATCGAAACGATCGCGGAAAGGGGCGCGATCAAACTCCCACAAATTGTGGAAGTTTCCGGCGATGGCACCCGGGGCCCGAGGTCAGTGCGCGTTTACATCCTCGGCGAGCGCGATACCCTGGTTGTGGTCGCGCAGCTGTCCCCTGAATTCACCGGGCGCGTGATCGATCGCTGGCGGTGGCTCGAGGCCCAATTCGCCAAGCCGGCGCCGGTGGCCGTCGACATGAACAACCCGAAAGTGCTTCGGGCGATGCTCATGGCCTACGCCGACAACGTGGAGAAGCTGGAAGCCGACAAGGAGACCCTGCAGGTCGACAAAGGCAAGGTCGAGAAGCACTGCGATTTCCTCTTGGGTGTCCAGAGCGGCCTGGTGAAGCGCATCGACGAGAAGATCACCGAGGTCCACGAACTGAAACACACGGTCGACGTGATGGCGCCCCAGGTGAAGGCCCTGCGCCGCATCGCCCTCGAGCCGGCCGACGACGCCCCGGTATCCCTGCGTGCCGCGGCCAAGAACTGCAGCGTGCCGCCGAAGTGGCTCGTGGACTGGATGCTCGAGCACAAATGGCTGTACCGCGGCGCTGGCGAGCCGCCCGGTGACTTGATCCCGTACCAACCCAAGATCACCGCCGGCTACCTCGAAATGAAACTCGTCGAGCAGGTGCGAACCAGCAAGACGAATTCCACCGTCCAGGTGGTGCGGCAGTTCCTGCAGCCCGTGGTGACCCAGAAGGGCCGCGTCCGCCTGTCATACGAGCTGGAGTGCCTCAAGAAGCAGGGGGTAGACGTGCCGAACACGTCAATCCACACCCCCAAACCCCGCAAACCGGCCACCAAGCCCCGCAAACCCCCCGGCCGAGGCATGAATCCCGACGCGCCCAACGGCCTCGCGTGGGCGGATAGGCCATGAAGAAACCCAGCGTGATCATCGGGTCTAGAGGCGTTTTTGCCGATTCGCTGAAAACCGCCGTTCCGCGAAATTCCCCGGCGCCACGCCGACCGTTCAGATTGACACCCGATCAGGCCAACACTTGCCACGACCGCGGATGGACTGGCGCCGAAATCGACACGTTCCTACTGCGCTCACACCTGTTCGCGCGCCGGCGCCTGGCCATCCACGACGCCGCGGATCTGGCCGAGCTCCTGCTCCTGCGCGATCGGCTGGAGGACAAGCGCCGCCTGTGCATCGAGTGTCTGCACGGCATGGGAACCAGGTGCCCGGCCGGATACCCGATCCCGGGATTCCTGTTGAATCACTGCCACAAGTACGTCTCAGCCTGAGAACAGCCATGAACCACCTGCCACCCCTGGAAGAAGTCGGAGAAGGGTGCGCAAACACCAGTGTCATAATGCCCGTCAAATGTCAAACGTAGTCAAACGATGGAAGGTGCTGGACTGGCCGGCCCGCCCCGCCTCCACGCGGCCCCTGATGCTATGCTGCCCGCGGTGCCAGACCGACCAGCAGCTCGAGGTCGGTCACACACCTGGCGGCGTCATCATCGCGGCAATGGCGCTGACGATCGTCTTCGACCCACCGAACTACAAACCCAGAGACAATTTCATGCCTGAGTCGATTCAGTGCCGCAATTGCCGAAAGATATTCTCCTCGGAGGTAACCCATGTTCGGTAAGTATTTCGCCTCGACATTCTCAGGTTCAATGATGGCCGCAGGCCCCGAGGTATTCGCGGTCTGGGGCTATGTCATCGCCCACGCAGTTGATTCGCGCGTCGAACTGAACCCCCGACTCCTGGCCGCCGTGATCGGGTCTACGCCAGAGCGCATGCTCGCTGCAATCGAGCGCTTGTGCGCATCCGACGCCGAAAGCCGCAGTAAAGAACAGGAGGGGCGCAGACTTATGCGCGAGGGCGAATTCCAGTATTTCGTGGTAAATCACGATAAATACCGCTCGATACGCGACGAAGAAGGCAGAAGGGAATATAACCGAGAGAAGAAGCGCGAGGAGCGCGCGCGCAAAGCATTACCCGGGCCGAGTATGCAGTCTAAGGATGTTTCGCCGTCGAATGCGCCGGAAGATCCACGCGTGTTTTCCGGCCAGAATCTTCCAGTCACCCCGGCGGTCAATGACAATCAACGACTTTCAAACATGTCAGCCAATACAGAAGCAGAGACAGATGCAGAAGCAGAGAGCGAGCCGACTACCCCTGCGCGCACACGAATAGCAACGCCCGTGCCAACTGAACCGAATTCAGCGCGCTCGCTCAATTCGAATCCGAACCCCAAAGACCAAAACGCCGAGATTTGCGCCGACGTCTATGCGAGCCTCGTGGCAATCGGGATCACTGGCCTGACCTACGCCGACCCGGTGCTGCGCATGCTGGTCGACCGCGGCATTGGGGCTGCGGAGGTGATCGGCGTGGCCCAGCAGGGCGCCAGATCGGGCCGTGGCAACTGGGGATGGGTTCAGGCCGCGGTGTTGGGCAAGCGGCGCGACGCCGCGGCAATCGGGCAGCAAGCGGCATCCATTGCGCCACCAGCTGCGCCACCGGCGCCAGCGGTCAGCCTGGGCCCACTCCCGCCCGAGACACACGAGGCGCGCGCCAGGCGCCGGGCCAGACTGGGATTCCCGCCAGAGAACCCAGAACCGAAGCCGCCGAGCGACCTCGAGGCGCAAACGCTGGCGGCGCTACAGCAGAAACGCGGCGAGCCGAGCTTTCAAGGCGACAAGGAGGACGCTTGAAATCAACCCAAAGGTTCGAGCCCGTGGCCTGCGCGCCGACGCAAGTTCTGCTCGAGTGCGCAAGTTGCGCACGATTCAATCCCAGCATCCCGGACGAGCCGACCCATCGCTTTGGCTTGGTGATCGATGCTTCGCGATTCCTGCTTCGTGGAAAATGCCCGATGCACATGCCAGCGCGCACAGCCCACATCCCGGCCCACTTGAGGTACAGCGTCGATGCCTCCTGACACCTGCCACACATCGCCGTGCCCGGCGTGCCCAGGGCAACACACGATCAATCTGGTCCTCACGGTGTGCTCACATTGCGATAGCACGATCGCGCTAACGCAGGCCATCGCCACCGTGATTTCGCACATGCAGGGAGTGGCAATTTCAATCAACAAGAAAGATCCTCCTATCTCTTGGGCCGTCAAGAGGGTGGTTGCAGTCCGCGAGAAAATCACGCTGTCCCCGAAAGCATGGTGACCGCCTACCTCACGATCTTTGGTGAGCCGGCGTCGAAGGCGAACAGCCGCCGAATCGTGACCATCCACGATCGGCCCGCCAGCATCAAATCCCACAAGGCGCGCGCATACGAGACTGACGCGCGCGCCCAGATTCCGCCGCAGGCGCGCCTGCGCCTCGAGGGCCCGGTGCGTGTGACGCTGCACCTGTACTACCGCACCCAGCGCCCCGACCTGGACGAATCGATCGTGCTCGACGTGCTGCAGGATCACTTCAGCAGAACAAACCCGCGCTACCTCATGCAGGCCGGCGTCTACCGCAACGACCGCCAGGTGTGCGAGAAGCACGTGTACCACCTCATCGACAAGGCCAACCCTCGAGCGGCAATCCTTGTCGAAGAACTTCCGCCCTTCTTTTCAACGCGTGGGCGGCGCGGTGTGGTTGCGTAGTTATCTGAACTACCTTGCGAGCATGCCCGGGGCACATGGCGCGCGAGCTGCCGCGGCGACCCCGGGGTTCGCCCGCAATGAGTGAGCCTCTGCGCGGCGCGATGCGTAGCATCACTTTGCCGGCGCCGGCAAACCGCAAGTAGTGAACCCTCAGACCGGCGACACGCCCTGACCCGTGCCAACGCTGCTCGACGGCCGAGAAGTGCCATCGGATTCCGAGGACTGGCGTCACGAGTGCGAAGCGCGCGCGATCCTCGACCTGCCAGGCAGCCCGGACGATCGCCGCAACTGGCTCGACGACCTCGAGGCGCGCCGCGGGGTCAAGCACGCCGACAAACTGCGCGAAACTGTGCTCAAAATGTGGAGAATCCGATACAGTCAACACCCGCGGAGTAGCTCAACGGTGGAGCGCATGGTTCATACCCATGAGGTTGCTGGTTCAAGTCCGGCCTCCGCAACCAAGGACGACGAAGTATGACCGCCAAAGGCGAGCGCCAACGACCAAAACCACTTGCCGTGCCGCGATGGTCGACTTCCCACGAGCTCGTCGCCAACATGCGTGCGCTGTACGAAATCCTCAAGGACAATCCGCGCGGCCAGATCATCGCCAGGCGCTGGCACATCGCGAACAAACTGCACTACATCCAGCCCTCCAGGACGTTGATCGAGAACGCGCTCGAGGCCTATGAACTCGACGACCCGCCTCACGAGCCGGCGGAACCAGGCTCGCCGCCCGAAGGAGATACCGACATGGGCAGAACGAAGGTCAAACCTACGAAAAAAAAGGGGCCAGCCCCAAAGCAGGCGCCCTACAGCCCGGGGCCATATTCCCCGCCGCCGAAGATGTTTCCAACTGGAGGCGAAGGCAACAAGTGACCATCCAGGCTCCACGGCTGACAGCGATTGCCAAGGCCGTCGCGGTTGCGCTCATGCCCTCCAGCGTACAACCGCGAGTGGTGCGCGATCCGGCGCTGGCCCGCCTCATGCAGGCCACTTGGGGCGGGCACTGGTCCGTCGGAACTCGGTTCTTCATGCTGGAAACCCCGTTCGGGGTTGAGATGGCCATTGCGCCTTAGCTCCCCAGATAGAATCCGGCGCAGCGACAGTTGCCCGGCGCACTTTCAGCCCGCCACTGCGCGGGCCTTTTTTCGTCCATGGACCCAAGACCACCAGTCGAATACTCCGAGCTGCTTGCAGAAACGATCTTCGAGTACCTCTCCGAGGGTATCTCGATGAAAATGATCTGCGAAAAGCCGGGTATGCCCTCGTATTCGACGGCCAGGCGGTGGGAGCGCACGCGCAAGGACTACGCCGAGAAGGCGATGATGGCCCGCACGGTGGGCTGCCACTACCTCGCTGACGAGTGCCTCGAGATTGCCGACGATTCCAAACGAGACTACGTCGCCACCGACCGCGGCCCGCAGTTCGACCACGAGCATGTGCGGCGCGCACAACTGCGCATCGACACCAGAATGCGACTGCTCGAAAAGTGGGCGCCGATGCTGTACGGCCAGAAGATCGACCACTCGCACTCAGGCACCGTGAAGGTCGAGAAGATCAAGTACGTCATCATCGACCCAGCACCCAAGCCTGTGGCGCCCGATGCCGGCAGAACTGATCTTTGAGACTGCGCGGGTATTCGCCCCGCTGCTCACACCATCGCGCTACAAGGGCATCTGGGGTGGCCGCGGGTCAGGCAAGAGCCACTTTTTCGCAGAGAGGATGATCGCAGACAGTCTCGCGGAGCCCGGCGAGTCGGCCGGCGTGGGCATGCGCGGGGTTTGCATCCGTCAGGTGCAAAAGGACTTGCTGCAGTCCTCCAAGGCCTTGATCGAGATGAAGCTGGACCACTACCGGCTCGGCCAGGTTGACGGATTCAGGGTCTTCAAGGACGTGATCCAGACCCCGGGCGACGGCGTGCTCATCTTCAAGGGGATGCAGGACTACACGAAGGAGAGCGTGAAGTCGCTGGAAGGCTTCAAGCGCGCATGGTGGGAGGAGGCGCAGACCGCCACGCGGGGTTCTGTGAGCATGCTGCAGCCGACGATTCGCGCGGACGGGTCCGAAATGTGGTTCAGCTGGAACCCGCGGCGCAGCACCGACGCTGTCGACGCCATGTTCCGCGGCACGGAGCTCCCAACCGGCTCGGTCGTGGTGCGCGCGAACTGGCACGACAACCCGAAGTTCCCCGCGGCGCTCGAGCAGGAACGCCTGGACTGCCTGCGCATCAAGCCCGAGCAGTACGACCACATCTGGGACGGTGGCTACGCGACCGTGCTCGAGGGCGCCTACTACGCCGCCGCGCTCAACCAGGCGAAGATGGAAGGGCGCATCGGCCGCGTGGCGCCGGACCCGCTCATGTCCTACCGCGCCTTCTTCGACATTGGCGGCACCGGCGCGCGTGCGGACGCCGTGGCCATCTGGATCGCCCAGTTCATTGGACGCGAAATCCGCATCCTCAACTACCACGAGGAGGTCGGCCAGCCGCTGGCGTCGCACGTGAACTGGTTACGCGAGAACGGGTATGGCGCGGCGAAAATCTGGCTTCCGCACGACGGCAACGCGGGCGACAAGGTCTACAAAGTGACCTACGCGAGCGCGCTGCGCGACGCCCTGTTCGATGTGACCGTGATCGAAAACCAGGGAGCCGGCGCGGCGCGGGCTCGCGTCGAGGCTGCGCGACGCCTATTCCCTTCGATGTGGTTCAATGCGGCCACCACGCAGCCCGGACTGGACGCGCTTGGGTGGTATCACGAGAAAAAGGACGAAACACGCAACGTCGGGCTGGGCCCTGAGCATGATTGGTCGTCGAATGGGGCAGACGCGTTCGGCTTGATGTGCGTGTGCTACGAGCAGCCGACAATCGACCAACCTCCGCCGCCCGTGAGTTGGCGCGCTCGACTCGGCCAAAACATCGCCACTCAGACCGCTTTGGGGACGTAATCCATGACCAAATCACCGATGGGCACATACCCGGTCGCCGAAGAACTATGGAATCGCTACAACTACTGCGTGCAGCGCGGCCACCGCGAGTACACCATGCGGGCCCAGATGTGCGAGCGCATGTACCTGGGTGGCGGCTTGCAGTGGGACGAAAACGAGGCCGCGGGCCTTATCGTGCAAAAACGCACGCCCTACGAATTCAATGACATCCTGCCGAGCGTGAATTCCGCCCTCGGCCACCAGATCAAGAACCGCATGGACATTCAGTTCCGGCCGCGCGGGGGCCGATCGGACCAGGTCCAGGCAGACATCCGCTCCAAGGTCATAAACCAGATCGCGTCGTCACAGCACCTGCACTGGCTCGAGAGCGAAGTGTTCTCCGACGGCATGATCCAGCAGCGCGGTTACTTCGACGTTCGCATGAATTTCGACAAGAACATGCAGGGCGACATATCGATTACCGTGCCCGATCCGCTGGACGTCATCCCCGACCCTGACGCCAAGACCTACGAGCCCAGGGGCTGGGCTGACGTGATAACCACGCGCTGGCTGACCCAGGACGAAATCGAACAGTCCTACGGCCAGGAAATCGCGAACGAAGCCTTCGCGGCGCGCCCACAAGACTCCGACTTCGGAGAGTACGACGACACCGGCGCGCGGCGCCCGAAGTTCGGGCAGTTCTTCGACTCGTACTACTCGGACGGGCGCCTGACACGCGCGCGCATCGTCGAGCAGCAGCGCTGGGTGACGGAGAACTTCAAGACCCTGTACTACCCGGCAACCGGCGATAAGCGCATGGCAGAGAATCTCTCTCCGGTCGTGCTCGAGCAGCAACTGGCAATGGGCGCCCAGTTGATAAAGACCCGCCAACGCCGGGTGAAGTGGGTCGCCGCGACGTGCAACGTGACGTTGCACAACGACTGGAGCCCGTTCAACCAGTTCACGATCGTTCCATTCTTCGCATTCTTCCGGCGCGGGCAGACCATCGGTCTGGTGGACAACGCGATCGGGCCGCAGACCGCGCGCAACAAGGCCTTTTCCTCGATGCAGCACATCCTCGGTTCGGTTGCGAACAGCGGGTGGACCCGGGAGGCGGATTCGCTGCACAACATGACCGACGAGCAGTTCAAGCAGCAGTCGGCGATGACGGGCTTCGACATCGTCTACAAGAAGGGCTCCAAGGCGCCGGAGAAAATCCAGCCAAACCGCGTTCCCGAGGGCGTCGACCGCTACATCGAGCTCGTGACCAACGCGCTCAAGAGCGTGACGGTGCCCGACGCGATGCGCGGCATGGATGGCATGGACACCAGCGGCATTGCGCGCCAAACCCAGCAATTCGCGGCCCAGCAGCAGATCGCAGTGCCGATCGACAACCTGGGGCGCACGCGCCACATGCTCGCCGAGGTGCTTCACGACCGCATGCAGCAGTTCATTACCGAGGAACGCGTTTATCGCATCACCGAACTCGACTTCAAGACCGGGAAAATGACCGAGAAGCCGATAACCGTGAACCAGTGGGACGAAACGACAGGCACTTTCCTCAACGATTTGACCGAAGGCGAGTACGACGTTGACGTGCAAGAGCAGCCGGCTTCCGTGACGCTGGATTCTGGCCAGTTCGAGCAGGCAATCACGATGCGCGAGAAGGGAATCGCGATCCCGGACGCTGTTGTGGTGCAGTCCTCCAACTTGAACCACAAGCCCGAGGTTATCGAGGAGATGGCGGCGAATGCGCAGACCGCGGACCCGCTGCAAGAGGCGGAAAAGAACCTCCTTGTCGCGCAGGCGCAGAAAACCGTCGCCGATGCAGTTTCGAAGATGGTCGAAGCGATGTTCAGCGCCACCCAGGCCGCCAACCAGATCGCCACCGTGCCCACCGTTGCCCCGCTGGCCGACGCGCTGCTGCTCTCGGCCGGTTTCCAGGACGCCAACGCGCCACCGATCGTGCCACTTCCGCCGCCTGGCGCGCAGCCTGCACTTCTGCCAAATAATACACACCCGAACTTCCCCGCCAACCCTGACGTGGGCGCCATGAACGGGATTGAAGCGTTCGATCCTGCCGCCGGAGTGCCGCGGTAAGCACCTCGAGGAGAACACGATGTCCAAACACAGCACGGTAATACCCGGCGGTTACGGCCCCGACGACTGGCAAGCCAAAGCAGACATGCGCACGCTTGTCGAGGCCCAGTGCATCAAGAACGACCCAAAACGCTTCGCGAAGGCGAAGAAGTGCGCCCAGCAGGAGGCCGAGGAAATCGAACAGGCATTCGACACCGAGCCCGCCGAAGACGGCGCCGGCAAGAAGGACAAGGGCGACCCGTACTAACCCCACAACAAAAGGAACTGATCCATGGCAACAGCACAACCGAACCCACTCGAAGACGCGGACGAAATCATCGACACGACCACGCCTGCCATGCAGGTGGCCCAGACCGATGACGAGGACGACGGCAGCACACCCGACACGCCCGAGCAGCTCGCGGCAGCCGAGGCCGCGCGCCAAGTCGCCCTGAAACAGGTTGCCGCGCTCGAGACGCCGCCGCTGCTAGACCTGCACGCAGACCCCGCGGCCCGCCAGACCGGGATCATGGTGCCCAAGCAGCGCCTCGACGAGGTCTATGCACGGTCGCGAGAGCTCGAGGTTGAAAACGAGACGCTGCGCATCGCCGCGGCCGCGGTTGCGAAGCCTGTCGTGCCGGAAGTGCCGCCATTCGACCTGGACAAGGCCGAGGCAGAGCGCCTGGCGGCGCTTGCCAGTGGCGATGACGCCGTCGCGCTGCAGATTTCCAAGACGATCAACGCCCACCTTCTGGAAACCGCCACGAAGAACGCGATCGCCGCGATGCGGCAGGATCAGCAGGCCCAGGTGCAGGCAACCCAGGAAACCGAACTGGCGCAGGCCGTCAAGGATGTCGTCCTCCTGTACCCGCAGCTCGACGCGAAAAGCGAGGCCGCCAACGCGGACGCGATGCTCTTTTGCAGAGGCAAGCGCGATCAGCTCATCGACCAAGGCCAGCCGTGGGGCGCCGCGCTGCGCGCCGCATCCGATGCCACGGCCAAGCTCTTTGGCTTCGATGCCCCGCCCGAAATCAAAGACCCCAAGGCCCTGGTCCCCAACACGCCCGCGCTGCGGCTGGTTGAAGCGCGCCGACGCAACGCCGCGGCGCTGGCCAGTCAGCCGCCCGATCTCGTCGGTGGAGTGGGCAATCGCGGTGCGGCCGGCGTGCGCCTGGACCCGCGCACCATGAGCGATGCGGAACTGAATGCCTTGCCGGCAGCGGAACTGCAAAAACTCGACGGAAGCACTTGAGCGTTTCGGCGGTGCTATAGTCCCCGCCAACGGATTCGCACACTCCGCCCAAAAGGTGCGTGCCTCGCTCAGCTAGGGTGCGATAACCCCAGCAGGCCCTCGCAGAGCCTCCCCATTCTGTGTGCCTCGCGGCAGAGCGGCGATACGGCTCAAAGCATTCCCCATGTTTTGATCTTCCGTATAGGAGCGCCAAGCTATGTTCACCGCATTCAGCGAACTGAACGCCGTCCAGAAGCTCGTTTGGTCCCGCCGCACCTGGAGTGCCGCGCGCGACATGATGTTCGTGAAGAAATTCACGGGCGGCGAGGAATCCATGATTCAGATGGTCACCGAGTTGACCGCTGACGAAAAGGGCGCCAAGTGCGTCATGCAACTGGTTGCCGACCTGGTCGAAGATGGCGTCGTTGGGGACAACGAACGCGAAGGCCGCGAGGAGGCGATGCAGAACTACGAGCAGACCATCCAGCTCGATCTCATCTCCCACGGCGTGATTTCCAAAGGCAAGATGGAAGAACAGAAGACGGTCATCAACTTCCGCAACAACGCGCGAAGCCGTCTCGCATACTGGCTCGCAAACCGCGTCGACCAGCTGGCCTTCCTGACCTTGTCGGGCATCGCCTACACCTTCAAGAACAACAGCGCTCCGCGCACCGGCTCGGCATTCCCGAACCTGACCTTTGCTGCGGACGTGACAGCCCCCTCGAACCTGCGCTCACTGGCCTACAACGGCACGGCGCTCGAGGTTTCCGTCACCGCCAACGTCACATCGGCCTACGTGCTTTCGTACAAGGCCATCGTGGACCTCGTGGCCTACGCCAAGTCGCATTACATCAAGGGCCTGATGTCCGGCGGCAAGGAGTATTACCTGTTCTTCTGCGACCCGCGCACGCTGGCATCGCTCAAGAAGGACGCGGACTATCAGCGCGCCGTGGTCGGCGTGGCCACCAAGAGCGGCACCGATTCGCCATGGTTCACCGGCGGCACGGTCACGATCGACGGCCTGGTCATCCACGAGCACCGCCTGGTCTACAACACCAAGGGCGCGGCTCCCGGCGCGAAGTGGGGCGCGGGCTCGAACATCGATGGCACGCGCTCGCTGCTCTGCGGCGCACAGGCCATGGGCATGGCCGACATCGGCACGCCGGACTGGGTCGAGAAGAAGTTCCAGTACGACAGCCAGACCGGCATCAACGTCGACAAGATGTTCGGCCTCCTGAAGCCCGTGTTCTTCTCGATCTACGACGGGTCCGCACAGGACTTCGGCGTGGTGACGGTCGACACGTTCCTGTCGTAATCCACCCCTGACACCTGAAAGGATTTCATCATGGCACTCAGAAAGCCTGTCGAACGTCAGGACTTGATCGTCGCAACGGTCGATTTCACGTTCGCTGACATCGCCACCACTGCGGTTGCCGTTGCGGCAATGGACCTTCCGCCCAACGCGATCGTCGCCGGTGGCGACATCGTTGTCACGACGGTCTGGAACACCGCCACGTCAGCGGCCCTGGCCGTCGGCGACGTGACCACGACCAACCGCTACGCCTCGGCCGTCGACCTGAAAGCGCTCGGCCGTACGGCGCTGACCTTGACCGGGTTCACCGTCACGTCGGTGCAGAAGCTGCTCAGCTTGCTTCCGACCTACGTCGGCGCCGCGGCCACGACTGGCGTTGCGCGGCTCACGGTTCACTACTACATCAAGGCGCGAGGCACGCATCCGGCCGGTTGATTGGTGCAAGAATTGCGCGCCCGGGGCCTAGAGCGCCCGGGCGTCCAATTCAACCCACCCAACGGAGCCTCATTCCATGAAATTTCGAGCACCGAGCAGCCACGAACATGTCCACATCGGCTTGACCAGCGGCCACACGTTTGTCGTCCACAGGGAACCAACCGACGTGCCGCCAATGTTTATTGAGCAGGCGATGAAACGGGGTTGCATCCCCTGCGACGCGGAAATTCCGGTGCTTACTCAGGTCGTTCGTCCAACCAGCAATGAAGATGTCATCGTGGAGGCGATAAAGCGCATGCTCGAGGCGAATGTTCCAGGCACGTTCATGTCCGATGGACGGCCCCAGATCGACGCCCTGGCCAAGGTCGTCGGGTTCACCATCACCACCGGGCAGCGCGACTCAGCCTGGGCGGCAACGAAAGCGCTCGTCGCTTGACGCAGCATGAATCGCGCCGAACTGATCGAAGCATTCAGGAGCGACGTCGGCGACGAGAAAGAACCCTTTCTCTGGACCGAAGCTGACGTTCAGCGCTACCTGGACGACGCGATCAGCGAGGCGTGCGACCGCGCACGCCTCATTCGCGACACCACCACCGCCGCGATCTGCGAAATCACCGTCACGGCGCTGACTGCGTCCTACGCCCTTGACGGGCGAATCCTGCACTTCGAACGCGCCAAGCTCGACAACAGCACCGTTCCGCTGGAAATCACGTCCACTGCCGCGCTCGACGCCAGCATCCCCGCGGTGCCGCGCACCTGGCGCCCTCGCAGTAGCTTCGGCTACTGGTCGGCCTTCGGCTCATCGTGGGAAACCGCAAAGGGGCGGCCGAATGTCATCGCGATCGATCGTGAGGGGGCCGGCTGGACCGGCCGCCTCGTGCCGATCCCCACTTCCGACACCGTCCTGCGCCTGCACGTGTTCCGCGGGCCGCTGGAATCGCTTACCGAAGACGCAGACGAGCCAGAGGGCATCGAATCGCGCCTGCACCTGCGCCTGCTGGACTGGATGAAACACCTGGCTTACTCGAAGCAGGACACGGAAACCAAGGACGCCATCAAGGCAATGGACTATGCCGATCGGTTCACTCTCGCCTTCGGTGGCCGCATCGACGCGAATCAGCGCCGGCTTCAAGAGAACAACGCTCCGCACGTGGTCGAATTCGTGGAATTCTGACCATGAAACTCAACCTCAACGCCGTTCAGGGCTCAACCTTCGACCAAACCGTGTTCTGGGAAACGCAACCCATGGTCTACCGACCGATCAGCTCCGTGACCCTCACCGGGCCCGTGCGCCTGACCGCGGCCGGACACGGCATGCTCTCCGGCCAGCGCGCCGCCGTCGTGGGCGTGAAAGGAACGACCGAACTGAATGCCCAGCACGTGCCGTTCGAGAATGATGAATACCGCGTGGCAACGGTCATCGATGCGAACACGATCGAATTCAACGAGGAGCCGGGCCCACCGCTGACCGCCTACAAATCGGCCGGCTACATCGCCTATTGGACCCTCAAGGATTTGACCGCCTTCACCGCGCGCATGACGATCCGCGACAAGATCGGCGGCACGGCGCTACTCGCTCTGGTTTCGCCGACCGGTTTGGTCCTCACCACCAGCATCCAAATCCTCATCACCGCCGTCCAGACCGCGGCGCTGGCCATTGGCCGCTGGGTCTACGACCTCGAGCTCGTGTCGGCCAGCGGAGTTGTCACCAAGCTGCTGAACGGCACATTCAACGTCGCCGCGGAGGTCACGACATGACGTCGAAGCGCGCCCACGAGGGAGAAATCCTCATCGACAGTCGGTTCACGCCCGGCATTCCTGCGGAAGTGCTGGCAATCACTGGTCTGCCGCCCGAAGCGGGCCGCGGCCTGTACGAGGCGCCAACCTACACGTGTCGGCACTGCCAGCGGGTCGTGATGATGAACCCGGGCCGCACACGCGAGCGCGCATATTGCACGGGTTGCGACCATTACCTGTGCGATCAGTGTGGTACGGTACGCGCAGCCCTGGGCGGCGTGTGTCGCACGTTCGAACAGATCATCGAGGAAGTTCAGGAGGCGGGGGCTCGGGGCCTACCTGCCAGCCCTTTGTTGATCTTAGGCCCCGACAACCGTCCCTTAAACATCACCCCCACCTGAAAAGGAGCCAGTCATGGCCAAGCGTTCCCTCTCGACGACCAACATCACGCCGACCGCCACCGCAGACGCCGCGGCTTTGGTGGACAGCACCTACCTGGGTGCGATTCTGGGCGCAAGCGCGACCCAGAGAACCAACATCCTGGAGGTTCAGATGGGTGGCATTGCCGCCGCATCGGCTCCCTCGATCATGCTGCTTGCCCGGGATTCAACCGTGGCCGGCACGCTGGTCCTTGGTTCGACCTTCGACGCCTCGCTCGACGCTGCGACAGCTGCCCTGGCAGCCCCCGCGGTGGTCGGCAACAGTGCCACGACCGACCCGCAACGCAGCGCAACGCTGCACTTGCTGAACCTGACGTTCAATGCCTTCGGCGGCATCGTGCGCTGGGTTGCCGCTCCCGGCGAGGAAATCTCGATCGTGGGCCTCGCCGCATCAACGGGCGAAGTCAGCCTGTCGGCATTCACCGGCGGCACGCCAGGCGCGATGGGCAGCCACATCATCTACGAGACGCTCTAGGCGTTTCTTCGATGTCGACGCAACCAGGCCCTCACTGCGGGGTCTGGTTGCTTCCTATTTGTCCATCGAACCGTATCGCAAGATGACGGGTGACTGAGCGCGCGAAATGGCCACGTTCTACTGCGATTACGAGGGGGGGAGTGACGCTGCCGCTGGCACGTCATTCGCCCTGCGCTGGAAAACTCTAACCAGCGGCGCAACCGCAGCCCGAATCGCCCCAGGAGACACCATCCGGGTGATGG